CCCTACATGGATGCTATGCCCCAAGCATTTTGATAAAGGAGAAAGTGATGGTGTTTATGGGTCTGCTGATGAATATGCTGGACAAGATAGATGAATCTCGGGATGCCGCTATCGATCAGATGATAGCGAGGACAACGTATTACGGATTGGACGGGAAGACAAACCACCCGGGAACGCCCAGTTGGGGCATGGTTTACGAATCGTTGCGGAGAAGCGAGCATGGAAGATCAGAAGAGGGGCAGGCCGAAGAAAGTAAGCGACATGCCAAAAAGGCGGGCTCATAAAGCCCAAGCTAGGATAGCTACAGCAGGGGCACCGCTAACCGGAAAACGTAAACCTTTGAAACCCCGGGAGGCAAAGTTTGTTGAGATTTACGCTGGGGCCGATGGGACGATAACTTTGACCCAAGCCGCGTTGGAAGCTGGCTATCCAAAGTCTATTGCCGGAAGGATGGGATCTGAATTAACCACCCCGGAGAAGTATCCCCATGTGGTGGCGGCGATCCAGCGTAGACAAGCGGAATTAAATGCCAAACATGGGACGACTTTTGAACGGCACATGAAGGATTTGCAGTTCATTCGAGATAAAGCGATAGAGGCCGGGGCATGGGCCGCGGCAGTACAGGCGGAATATCGGAGAGGCCAAGCTCTTGGCACGATTTATATCGACCGCAAGGAAATACGGCACGGATCTATTGATTCCATGAGCAAAGAGGAAGTGCAGAAAAAACTCGAAGCCCTGCGTAAGTTGTACCAAGGAAGTTCAGAAGTTGTAGACGCCAAAATTACTCAGTCTATTGAGTACGAAAAAACCGTGGACCACACAGAGGAGTTCCTTAATGAAACCGGAGTCGGCGTTTTATCAGAAGATGAGGAAGGGGATGACGGGGGCGAAGATAACGAGGGTAGAGTCGTGGGTTAATTTGGGCATTCCGGACTGTATCGTAGGGCTAGACAATAATTTTCATCTTGTTGAGTTGAAGGTTGCCCAGCCCAATGGGAAGGTTAAGCTCAGTCCGCACCAGATATCGTTTCATTCAAATCACAAGGGCTATCCGACGTGGGTTTTTGTGCAGTACGACAAAGGCCGTAAGGCTCGGCTTATGGTGTATGAGGGCTGGCAGTCGTACGCTTTGGCCCAGTCCGGAATATTGCTAGCACCTAGTCTTGAGCAGAAATATCCGTGGGATTGGGAGAGTGTTAAAAAACACTTGACAACGTTTAAAAACTAAACGATACTGTGCCCGTAGTACTTTCATACAGGAGAAATAACATGACTTTTAAGCCAGCACCAAACCTCAAGATCGAGGTGTTCATTGATGAGCCGTTGCGTTTCCTATTTGACATTGATAACGGCGAGTATCGATACGACTATTACCCTGAGGGCAACCATTGGGACACGCGGGCCGACTCTGCGGACTACGCTAGGGCCGACGCTTTTCGTCTCCATACCGACAGCCTGACGGATTATTTGGAAGACCAAGCTCTATACATTATCGAGCGATTCAAGTATGTCGTGCGTACTGAATTTCAGTTCGGCCATGTGGACACCACCAAATTAACTGAGGAGATTCACTATGGCGTCTAACTTGCTTTTCTACGTTTTGGGCCAAGATGGGATGCCCGCTTGCCCGACCCATGGCATTCGGCTGGTGACTGACTTTTTCACCAGCGACGCTGGGGAACAATTCGAGCGTGGCAAGTGCCCGCTGTGTAATCGGACCTATACATTCGTGATCGAGGAGGAAAGCCATGACTCGCAATAATTTTCATTCTCAATTAAACGAGGTTTGGACTTTATTAATTGATTGGCGCAACGACCACCCGAAAGGGACAAAGCATAATGACGAGGCGTGGAAAAGCGCGTGTCAGGCGATGGCTTGGATTAGCGAGGATTTAGAGGCGGCTTATAATGGCGCAATTGATCCAAGAGCCTACGATGAGCGGTAATTATTACCGATCAAAAATTGACCAGTGAAATTAGGGCCGAGACTCCACTTTTTAAGGGGTTTTGGTCCCTTTTTGCAGGCAATATGGGATGGTACAGGAGGGAGAAAAACTAAGCCCCTCGTCCCTTGGTCCGGGGTCCGTGTATCTTTTTGCACGGGCCCGCGCCCGCGCGGGCCGTTTGTTGGTCAATTATTGACCATTGATGCTATGGGGCCTTGTTTATTTTCTAAACGGCCATGCTATAATGGCCGCTCATACAGAAGAAGGGGGTTTCATCATGCTTAAGACTGTCCAAGTATCCAGCAACAAAAAGACCGGGCCGATTGCTGTGACGTATAGGGCCGGGGTCCGTGACACTTACGGCACGTGCCCGAAGACTTGCGCCTTGAATCCCGCGCCAGAATCTGGCGCGGATGAAATCGACCGCGATTATCTCGCGGCAATGCTTGAGGCTGTGCCGCGCAATGGTGTCGCGTGGACCTATTCTCATTTCCCGGCGGCCGATATTCCAGTGGCCGGTCCGGGGCAGACTGTAATTAATGCATCATGCGATGACATGGACTCGGCCGTAGAAGCTGTGGCGATCGGCCGGCCCGCTGTCGTGGCCGCGCCTCTTGGCACGGATTGGTCCGGGGGCCATGAATATCGTGGCGTGAAGTTCGTGCAGTGTCCGGCGGAGCTTGCCGATAATTTCACGTGCATGCAGTGCGGCAATGGCCGGCCGCTGTGCGCCCGGGCCGACCGCGACTATGTGGTGGTGTTCGTGGCCCATGGCACAGGGGCTAAAAAGGTGGGGACCGATTGCGCCGGGGGATGCTACGCGGCCCAAGGACCAACGGCCATACAGTGGCACGGCACACGGAAGACTGGCGCGGCCGATGATGCGGCCGCGCTTAAGGCATTCGCAAAGAGCTTACCGCCGGGGTCCATGCTCCGGCATCATGTGGCCGGGGATATCGGGCGGGCCGCCCGATGATATTGATTCTATTAGTAGGGGCCGGGATTATTTTGCTTGACTCAATACTGGAATAATGCTCTAATTATTCCAGCGGCACGATTCCCGAGCCGCTTTATACAGGAGAATTAAAATGGCTTATACACAACACCGCAGTGAAACCGGATTCTCGAATGATCAATTAATGAAGATCGCTCCGAGTATCTTCGCAGTAGAACCCGCCGATAAAGTATCGGCCCGCTATGGCTTCGTGCCGACGATCGATGTAGTCGAGGAAGTCCGGTCCCGGGGCTTAGTCCCGGTCTTCGCGGGACAGACTCTGTCCCGCAATCAGGACAACCGACAATTTGCCAAGCACTTGATCCGCTTCCGTCCCCAGTACGCGCCGACGGTAGTCGGGCAGACTGTGCCTGAGGTTGTGCTCATGAATTCTCATGACGGCAGCAGCGGGTTCAAGCTGTGGCTGGGCCTGTTCCGAATGGTCTGCTGTAATGGCCTGATCATCTCCGACAGCGTGCTTGGTCAGGTGTCCGTGGCCCATCGATCGAATGCCGCCCAGATTGTCGGGGATCAGTCGATCGGGTTCATGGGTCAGATCGATCACATCGAGGACCGTGTGCGCCGGTTCATGGACCGCGTATTATCCCCGATTGAGCAATCCGGTCTGGCCGAGACCGCAGCGCAGATCCGCTGGGGTAATGACCGGCCCGCCGGTCTCAAGCACACGGACCTGTTGATCGGCCGCCGCTTCGAGGATGCGGGCAACTCACTGTGGACCGTATTAAACCGGATTCAGGAAAACGTAATTAAAGGCGGGGTTAACCTGAACCGGCCCAACCGACAGTCCAGCACGCGAGTGCTGCGCTCAGTCTCCGATGATGCCCGAGTTAATGATCAGCTATGGCGTGCTGCTGATGCGTTGATCGAGGCTTAGTTCTCTCCTGGCTGCGCAAGCAGCAGAGCCCGGGCCGTGGCCCGGGCTTTTTTATTCTCTGTCCAATACTATTTATCTATCCCCACTGCAGTGGGGATAGGAAGAAAATAATTGACACGCGATTTTATCCAGTCTTTCCCTGGAGGAAGGCGGGGGTGGGCGGGCCCGCTTTAACACCTTGGAGTCCCTGACAGTTTGGCTTCGCTTTCCCGCTTCGCTCCTTGCTTCGCTCTGCAACCCACCCGGCTTCACTGGCTTTGCCCCTTTAGCCCAGTTTCCGGCAGCCAGCCAGGTGGTCAAAACTTAACCACTTGAAACCCACCCCCTTGTTTTTAAAACCGATTTCCCCAAAAATTTTTTGCAAAATTTAAAACTTGGTCGTATGCTTCGCCGCTACAACGTGACTCAGCGCACGCAGAAAGGGACACCTAAATGTTCAACGTGGAACAATCCACGCCGGAAGAAGAAATACTGAAGCTAGAACTTCGACTAGCCCAGATAGAAGCCAGGGAAAAGGCTCGAAATAACTTTTTGGATTTTGTACGGTACGTGTGGCCGGGGTTTATCTGTGGCCCGCACCACAAGATCATGGCCGAGAAGTTTGAAAAGCTTGTCCGTGGCGACCTAAAGCGGGTAATTATTAATATTGCACCGCGTCACGGGAAGTCTGAACTGACGTCCTATCTTTTCCTGGCTTGGCTCATGGGCCAAAAACCGGACTCCAAGATCATTCAAGCTACGCACACGGGCGAACTGGCGCAGCGGTTTGGCCGAAAGGTCCGAAACCTAATGGACTCTGAAGCCTACAAGGAGATTTTCCCCGAAGTGAATCTGGCGGCGGACTCGAAGGCGGCTGGCCGATGGGAGACGAACAAGGGCGGCGAGTATTTTGCGGCTGGTGTGGGCGGTGCGATGACTGGTCGTGGTGCTGACTTTCTGGTCATTGACGATCCGCACTCGGAACAAGACGCATTATCAGAAACCGCGATGGAGAATTGCTACGACTGGTACGTGGCGGGACCCCGTCAGCGTCTGCAGCCGGGCGGCCGAATCCTTCTGGTTATGACCCGTTGGTCAAAAGTAGACTTGACCGGACGAGTTTTGCAGGACCAGGCAAAAAATCCGGTGTCCGATCAGTGGGAAGTCATTGAATTTCCAGCAATTATGCCGTCTGGCAACCCCTGTTGGCCGGAATTTTGGAAAGTCGAGGACTTGCTCCGCGTGAAGGCGGCCCTTCCGGTGTCAAACTGGAACGCGCAGTGGATGCAAAACCCGACTGCCGAGGAAGGAGCGATCTTTAAGCGTGAATGGTGGAAGGTTTGGGACCGCCAACACGTGCCAAAACTGAGTTATGTGATCCAAAGTTACGATACGGCGTACTCAAAGAAGGAAACAGCGGACTTTTCTGCCATAACTACGTGGGGCGTGTTCACTCCGGTGGAGGGAGAAGAGGATCACTTGATACTTTTGGACGCGAAAAAGGGTCGATGGGACTTTCCGGAGCTAAAACGACAGGCGATGGAACTGTATAAGTTCTGGGATCCGGACTGTGTGTTGATCGAAGCGAAGGCAAGTGGGCTTCCGCTCACCCAAGAGTTGCGTCGCACAGGAATTCCGGTCGTAAATTACTCACCTGGGGGTCGAAGATCGGGGACTGACAAGATCAGTCGAGCAAACTCTGTCTCTCCGGTCTTCGAAGCGGGGTTCGTGTGGGCCCCTGACGAAACATGGGCCGAGGAACTTGTTGAAGAGATGGCTGAATTTCCGTATGGCGAGCATGATGACTTGACAGACTCAGCAGTTCAGGCGGTAATACGGTTTCGACAAGGCAATTTTCTTCAGTTGCCGAGTGACTTTCTTGACGAAGAGGTCGGGCCCACCGTTCATGAGTACTACTGAGCATGTCAGTTAGCAAAGAACCGCTATCCATACGAAACAATAATCCTGGAAACCTGCGGTTTGCTAATCAACCGGGGGCTACGCCAGGAGAAGGCGGCTTTGCTCGCTTTGAAACTCCCGAAGCAGGACTATCTGCCATGCAAAGACAGATCGAACTCGACACGCAAGAGCGCGGGTTGACTCTTTCTGCCTTTTTGAACAAATACGCACCTCCGTCCGAGAACAAAACAAGCAATTACATCGATTTTGTCGCCAAGAAGACGGGCCTTGATCCGTCGTCCGTGGTCCCTGCAGAAAGAATCGGGGATTTGCAGCGTGCGATGATAGAGATGGAGGGTGGTCCGAGGTCCTTGAGCCATTTTACGCAAGTCTCGACTGCTCAAGCACCCACCAAGGCACCCGGACCACGGCCCACGGTCCAAGTAGCGTCTGCGAATCAGTTGCCGGAAAGTTATCGCATGGCTCTGGCTGCGAATTATCTTGGTGATACCGAAAAAGAGTCGGTAACAGACCAGGCGATGAAGTTGTTAGAGGAAATACAGTCTGAAGATGGCGGTTCCGGAGCCTCCAGCACGAGAACAAAGATTGGTTCGATCCTTGCGCCGTCGGAAAAGACGGTAGATCCGTTTGCGATCATGGCAAAAGCGCAAGAAGAGAGCGAGCCAAAGCGAAGACCCGTCCCGCGCATGCCCGTGAGGTTTGCCGAAGGTGGCGAAGCAAAAAAGTTTAGCGATGAACAGGTGTCCCGGTACCTAAAGGAAAGGCCCGAGCTAACGGATCGGCAGATTGCCGAGGCGATGAACAAGTACAACGTTTCGCAGGAACAAGTATCCCGCGTAACTGGCGTGACGATGCCCGAGGTGCAGCGTCGGTACCGCGAAGCGACGGCACTGACTGCTCGCCCGACACTCGAAGGTGTTGGGGCGCTGTGGAACAAACTCCACGAGAAGCAGTTTGGCCAGCCCGTCAACCTAGCTACGACCAGCCAAGAAAATGCACTCAATCAACTGAGTGAACTGCAAAAAGAAACCGCGCGGCAGCAGGCCGAGTGGGATGCGAAGTACGGTGCCGGCATACCTAAAGCGGGCACACCTATGCCAACATGGGGGGAGACATACGGGGCCTGGGCTCCGTTACACCAGCAGCGTTTTGGCACGATGATCAATCGTCCGTGGAACGCGGACATTGATGCCCAGAACCAAAAGCTGGCTCTCGACCAGCAATACATCCAGGCTGTACGCGACTACAACACAAAGTACGGCACCAACTACGCCCCAGAAGAGTCGGTGCTTGGTATCGATGCGCAGCCAAACCCGTTTTACCGCGTGCCGGATAAAGATGATGATGGCTTAGGCGCATTTCTGGGTATGGCGGGCACCATAGGCGGGATGTACTTGTTCCCCGGTATGGACTTCAACAGCATGCTTTACAGAAACCTACTTAGCACTGCCGCAACCGAAGGCGGTAAGCGCCTGTTCAAAGACGGCGGCGAGGTAAATCGGAGAGCGCCGTCCATTAGTGAAGTGCCGCAGGTGGATGTGCAGGGAAGAGTGGTCCGTGATGCGCCCGTACCTCAACCTACTTTCACACCCGGCCAGCAATTAATCGGGGCTGGTGAGACAGCACTAAGTGCGTTGTCCGGCCTGACTGCTCCGGCCTCCATTGCTTATGACGTACTGCGTGGCGTTCCCGCAAAAGAAGTGTCACCAAGCCGGTTCATGTACGAGCCGCGTACTGAGGCTGGCCAAGAGACTCTCCAAAACGTTGGCAGGCTTGCCCAAGAATACAAACTCGATGCAGCACTGCCCCAAGTGCAGTTGCAACGCCCATACCCAGTGGGGGCAGCGGCAAGACAAGGCATTGCAGGGATCGAAAAAGGCGTCGAGAAGATGACGTTGCCCACGTTTAGGAAGATTACTGGCAACCCGGAAGCTACCAAAGAGCAGATGATGGACTTCGTGCTCAACCAAAAGAGCATCATGCAAGCCGGGGCCCCCGCAATTTCCCGCGCCCCTGGCGGAACATTCTTCACTAGCGAGGGAAGCCAACTATCTAGGCTTATTAGTCGTGGCGCCACGGAGGCGATGGAATCCGCTGGCGGAGATGTGGAAAAAGCTACGGCTGCTGCAGAGATGTTTAACAAAAAAGCACGAGACTTTTTTGAGAAACGAGCAGGAAGTATTAGTGATGAGTTAAAGAAAGAAATGATAGCCGGGCGGATTAAGATGCCAGGCGAAGTAGGGGAAGAGTTGTTTCCAAAGTACCTTATTAGGGAAGCAGAATCTGGCGATATCAGTGCT